ATCCCTTGTACTTTTGAGGGTCGTCATTTTCGGATAAAAACGACAACCGGTTTAACATTTTGTTTTTATTCTCGTTTTGTTTAATATTTTGCTAATTAATTGGGTCTTCGTAAGTACGTTCTTCCAATTCCGCATAAGAATAGGCTACGTCCGTTCCTTTAGTTAGAATCCATATTGCACCTAATGACATGAACTCATATACTCCGCTTTTTGATATAGCGATCTTATTGCAATAATGATATTCATTATTTTCAAATGTAAGTTCATTAAATCCATCTGTTGTTACAACTGAAGTATAACCATAAGTGCTTCCCATTGCTGCATTATATATTGTCAACGAGATTTTCATCCCATTATATTGGACAGCCTCTGGAAGCATATACATACTCTGGGAAATTCGGTTTGGACGGCCATTCCGAAATTCAGAGCCAAAAGCCGGATTCAAAAAGAAATACCCCTCGTTTGCACGGAAATCATGCATCCGAACAAATGATGCATTGGCAATAATTGTCCCCTCAACTTCAACATTACGTCCCTTGAAGCTCCCAGTCAGAAAATCAAGGAGTAAGTTTGGTCGAAACTTGTTTGCCGGATTCATCGGGTCATTGTAATTAAAATCTTTATATCCGCCTACCGTTTCTACAGCAGAGCCATCGGCTTTTATTCCGTATTGCGAAAACATATACTGCCCATAGAACACCGCACTTGCCAGCTTGGCGAAATTCGCCATCAGAATCTCGACGAACGAATACCTGACCTTGTCCATCAGCACCCAGGTGGCCTTGCTGCCGTTGGCCGCATAGTCCTTTTTCGGATTAATATTCTTAAAAGTGCCCTCCTTGTTCAATACGTAATACTGCCCCTCACACAGCACCATGGGTGCGGACAGTGGGGTACGGGTATAGGATACGGATGCCGCGTACTCCCCGGTCGGATAGACCAGCGGACCGACCGGTCCCTGCTGGAGATACTTCACTTCTCCCGTCTTGCTTGCCAACGCTTTCTTTGCCATATCATGCTGCCGTTGAGATTGTCCATGAAACATTGCCGCCTGCCTGCTGGCACATAGCTTCGGTGCAGGTACCGCTTGCCGCAGCCACATTCGCCGTAGCCGGATTGAGAATGACCCCTGCCGAATCCATAAAGACAAAATAGAACAGCATATTCTTTGCCTTCGTGGTCTGTCCCCGCTTGACAAGGATAGGCGTATAAGTCACAGAACCGCCGGAACCGGCCGTAATCGTCTCATCCTCTGGATTGGGATTCGTGATGATGTCGTAGGGGTCTGACAAGTCCATCACCGTCTGCGTGTCAAGGCCTATCAGATTGCCGCCCTGCGACACCTCCACCTTAAAGATGCCCGTAGTGTCAACCAGGCTGTCCGTAACGGTCAGACTCTTGCCAGTCTGGTCGACGAGTGTCTGCCAGGCACCGTTAACCATCCTGGACCACTTGTAGGTCAGTCCGGAGGTGATCTCTGACGCTCCACGCCGCGCCATCGCCGTGAGAACGACACTGCCTCCCTTCTCACGGATGGCAAAGTATTTGTCATCTCCGGAAACGATGGTCACCACGTTCTGGTTGCCCACACCCTTGGTGATAGGGATGCTGTAAACGAACTGCACCTCATCCGACACGTTGCCCACGGTCACCGTAGCCACCGCCTTGACGCTGCAGCTCGCACCGGACGACGCCTTCACCAGGTTCTTCACGATCTGAAGCCCGTAATAGTTCGTAGTGCCCGCCTTGTAGGGGATGTACTTGAAATGCCCCGTCTCGCCGCCGAACGTGTTTGTGGAGACGTTACCCGAGAACTTGATCTCGACGTCATTGAAATACCACCTGATGGCTGAGGGCACCACAATCCCCTCAGCCACCCGTGAGGAGGTGAGAAGGAAGGAGAGCGTCGGCTTCATCGTGGTGAAGTCGGGGGCTATGTTTGTCGGAGCACCCGATTCACCATCATACTCTTGATAGAGGTCGCCTTTGTCGCACATAATCGCTGGCATGTAAACGCCAGACTTTTGCGAAAAGATTACCTGCCCGACCTTACTCGCTACGCTCATCGGTCACCTCCTCCCCGTCTTTATCCATGAAACCCTCCGGAGTGGCGACCTCCACCGGATCTTCCACGCCGTCTATCTCACCCTTGGCCTGCTGCGGGGAAAGGCACACGCCCCCGACTACTGCCGCCCGGTCGAATACCGTATCGCCGGGAAAGCCTGCCACATCGGCCTGCCATAACAGCACATTGCCGTCGGCAGTGCTGTTGCGGATTCCTGCCACTCCCAGCTTGTCCGCAACCTCTCTCGTCACTTTGATATAAAATGCCATACTGCTATCGATTAATGGTTAAACATCTCTTTTCCTTGCCACTATAAACTTACCGCTGTCATCCGTCACGTACTTGCCGTCAGATGTCACCACCGCCGCATACGGGCCCTTGTCAATCACCTTCAGCTGTAGCATCATGCCGTCGGTGCATGGGATGGAGGGCGAGTACCCGGCAGCGGCCAGCACGTATGAGGAGGCGCCGGCCACCTTCGTGTACCATTCGCACTCAAGGATGGCCTGGGGATTGGGGACAATCCCTGCCGTATCACGGATGACCGGTTTCGGGTATATCATCTTGGTTCCGTCGGCCACCTGCTGCGGAAATCCCTCCCAGTCAATCTCGATGGCGGGAATACGCCTGCGGATGGTGGTGGAGACATAGTCTATGTCACTGTCCGGCTTGGATGAAGGGGTGCCGTCCTTCGAGTACGATGCTTTCACGACGTAGGTCTGTTCGTGGCCGATATAGTCCCGGTCTATGGTAAGCACGTTCTTTGTCAGTGATACGAACTCCCAGTCATTGTCGCCGTTACCGTCGGTAATCTGCTCCAGTGCGCCCGTATTCAGCTTCCGATAGAAGAAGAACTTGCACTTGTTGGTTGCTGTGACATCTACATCACCGACAAGCAGTCTGGCGGTGATGGCCTGCCTGGCAATGTCCCGACACGGGTTCCAGTCAAGTGCCGACGGAGAGTCGACCATCAGCCTGGGCTGCGCCTCGCTGCCGTCAACGGCGCGGACAAGACGGCTGAAACGGTAGACGTGCGTCTGTCCGGTACGCTTCGCATCGACATACTCGGCGTAGAACTCCAGTGTTACCGGACTGCCGGGAACGGCGTTCTTTTTCACTTGTATCTTACCCTTCTCGGCTCCGGTCTCGGTAATGACATAGCTCTTGTTGGCAGATGTAATCAATGTCCGCACACCGTTCAAGCGCTCGTACCACTTCATGTTGACCAATGACGCGTTGACCGCACCCACCTTGACCACCGCATCCGGGTCGGTGGCATTGCACCGGGGGAACAGCGTCAGGGGGGTAAGCGTGTAGTCCGGAGTGTACTCGGCCTTGTCAGCCTGGTACACCTGCACGTCCGGCACGCTGCCGACAACCTCTATCCCGCCGCTGGTCTGGAGAGGGCGGTAGTTGACCTCTATCTTCTTCTGTATAGTCTGCATAATTAGAAAGTTATATAATTCATTGTCTCATAATTGTTCTGCCCGTCACGCAGCAATACCCGTGCGATGAACTTGCACCCGGTCATGTTCATATAGTCGGGGCCGAGGTCGTTGACCGTCAGCGGCAGTGACTTGCCGGTTTCCGCGTGTGCGACCGCCCAGGCGTTGTCCTCGGTGACGTTGCCCGTGTCGCGCGTCCACTCCACATCACTGTCAAGGATATGCGCCGTAACGTCACGGTTGTACAGCTCACCGGTAATGGTGAGGGTGGTCGCAAAACGCTCCGCATCGAAGTACCAGCCGTTGCTGCTCTCAATGTCGATGCTGAAATCCGGATTGCCCTCGATCATTGCCCAGGATGCGGAACCGTATTGGGGTTCGTCGGTAGTGCCGGAAACAAGACACATCCACTTGCATCCGTAGTGCCACACGGTATCGTACATCATCACACGTACGGTCTCGGTCTGTGCCTCGCGGTCGGCTTGGTAGGGTTCTGCTCCGGTGGCGGTCTCCATGCTCCACTCGCCGCGGTCGTTGGCGATGCGGGGCAATACGCCTTGGAAGTCGATGCGGTGGATGTCCTGCGCTACCAATCCCCGGACGTAGATATAAGAGTGCAGGTAGTTGATGGGCAGGTTGTCGAACAGCGACAGATGCTTCAGCCTGCCGACGATCACCGAATAGTTGCTTTCCTCAAGGACGGGTTTTGTGACCCCGTTAAGCATGCAGATACAATGCTCACGGGATGACAGATACCAATAACCCTGCCGTTCAGTATCAACCGGGTTGCCACGGTGTGATAATATCATCAACGGCTCAGGAGGATAATTCTTGCCACCCGGCACCTCGCTATCAGGGTACATCACAGCGTTGATCGTATTGGCTGAGATGTCAACATGCAAGACACGTAGCCAGGAGGTATAATACTTGCCGCCACCTGATGCAAGGTCATTGACAACACCATATACAACATCGTTTTCTGCCAGTGCAGTAAAGTCGTTATCCCACCGTTTCTTCATCTTCAGGCTGTATGTGCCGTCTTCAAGCTGCGATACACTTTCGATGGTACCGGACTCGGAGAAGGAATAGTCGCTCTCCATGGCGGAGAGACGGTTGAAGATAAGCTCAAGGACGGTAAGGCTGTCGCGGACCTCGAGGCGGGACAGCTGCATACGGCCGTCAGGGAATATTCCGGCACCCTTGCCCGCGACCATAGAGTCGATAAACTCGCCGAACTTCAACAGAAAATTTGTGCCGTCAGACTGGTCTTTGCGAAGGAACATATCCTCCATTCCTTCAACGTAACCGGCTTTGTCCGCGTAACCGGCCTTTATCTTCTGACCATTTACCAATAGATAGTTCTCAATATATGAAAGCAACTCAAGCAAATCATAGTTACGGTGTTTGTGACCGACTCCACCACCAGAGCCATAAACGCGGGACATAAAATCTGCCAAAAAATAAGCAATGGCATCCACAGATGTTGTTGACCATTTTTCTGAATACGGATTTTGAACAGGAAACAGTGCCCCCCCGGATAACGATAGATGGGGAAATTCAGCAAGCCGAGGGGGCACTGTAAAAGAACCGACTTCAGGTACGGTAATGTTGAGAACGTCTGTAGGGACATCGGTTCGGGGAAGATTTAGTAATGGACGAGCGTCGGCATACTTGAATGTGAACGTATAATTGCTTGGAAGTTCGCGGTCTGTATAGCTGACATTGCTGTCTGTTACAACTATCCGGCGCAAATAATTACCGGCGTACAGATACTTGCCATTTGACGGGAAGAAATCAAGCAGCCATTTGCGCTCATCTCCATTCAGGTAACCAGTATTTTTTTGAAACTTCCTCTCCGTGTCTACACGGTATTCTGAAAAAATTTCGTCAATTTCAGCAATATTATGCGTGTGTTCGCCATTGAATACAGTGTTACCATATGCTCGGAATGTATCGACACCTCCCAAAGAGTTTTCAAACAATATCCACTGTTCCTGCTCCGACTTCATGTTCTCAGCATAATACCGTTGGATATATGTGAGGCGTTGTCCGGATGTGCCCTCAACCCATACATCGTAATATGCAGGTAATTTATGTTCCAGCCATCCCGCAACGACAGAGTATTGTAGAGGCATGGTATAAGCTATACCTGGCATCAATTCTGTAACAGTATAATCAGTCTGAGATTTAACAGTACCAGACTCATCAGTAAAGTATGCGCGGAGTTTGACTGTACCGGCAACCACAGCATAGTAGGTCAGGAACTCCGGAGAATAATAAGTGACCGGCTTTACATTCGGCTGCCAGGTGAGGAAATTCTGTGTCAGGAAATTGGTGGCGGAGTCAGTCAAGCGGTCCACTCCAGAGCGGATAACGCGAAAGGTGATTTCAGTGGAGTCGATGACTGCTGTGAAATCGGCAACCAGGTTGGTTTGCTGATATACCTCTCCGATGTCTTTCAAGCTGTATGACAGAAACGAGTGTACAATTTCATGTATATCTATCTCCATCACTCCGTTTTCATCAGGAGCATATACCTGAGACACCAGTTCTTTGTCGCCGGCCTTCAGAGTGAATGTCGTCTGCCGGGAAGAGCCGATGATGAAATTCTTCAGGTTCATCGAGAGCGACAGCATGTCGGGCTGTTGGATGATATTCATTTTACATTCTGTTTTTGGTGCGAATTTATGTGGATTGATTGCATGCAGAAAGGACAACGCATCATCAACCGCCTTAATCTGTAATCAATTGGGGAGTCATGTAAACGGACACTCTTCTATAACAGATTTCACCTTCTCCCCGGCGTGGATAATACATATAGCTGTAGTAGTCCGTCCGCTTGTGGTACTGTCCGCCTGCGGCATACTGTTTCTCGGTGGGCGGTGCAAGATAAACGATGGTCATGTCCACCAACGCGCCCGCCTCGAAGCCTGCTGCTGTCCATTCGTCTTCCGTCATTTCGGATAGCGTACAGTTTACCTTCCACTTGTAGGCAGGCATCTTCATCCGTTCGCTCTCGTCCATGGCCATGGTTACGGGCTCCTGGAGCTGCGTAGTGAGCAACGTTGTATCCATTGGCATATTGTTGCCTCCGAGAGTGTACTTCAGCACGTCGATGAGGTATTCCGAACCGCCCAGTGCCACTTTCCGGTAGACGGGGAGGGCTTGCTTCATTGTGTTCGTCATCAGTAGCGGAACTGTTACCTTGTGCAGGGCATTGCGCAGCAAGGTGTCGAAGTCTCGCCAGAATTTTTCATAGATACCGATAGGGCCGTTGTACAGAAGGGAGTAGCCACGCGCGGCATCGTGGTTTGCCCCGACGGGCAGTCCGGTACTGTTACTCAAGGCGAAAGCCAGCATGGGATTCTGGTCATGGGAGGTTTCGGTCAGGTAGGGATCGCTTGTCATTTCCTCACTTTCCTCACTTTTCGTACTTTCGTCCGCTACCCGGATAGTACTGTTGAGCATCCTTCCTTCTCCGATATAGGGGGCAGTTACGGAATTCCCGTATTCTCTTCCGTTGATAGTGCCCTGCACGAAAAACATTAGGCTGTCGAAACAGAACTGACTGTCGGGCACCTCCACTTCATAGTCATCCAGTCCTTCTTCTCCGGCATAGAACGGCAGGTTTCCATCGGACACTACCCTGATAACGCCCTCCCTGCCATAGCCCATCCTTACGTATCTGCCGGATGCCATGTCATAGTAGGCCGTGGGGTATTTGCGCTCCAGCTCGGTGGTGCTGTCAAGAGTGCTTCCATTGCTGAGGGAGCTCTTTGACGATAGCTTCAGCTGACGGGCTGTCTCGTAATTGATTTCCGGTTGTCCGGCCAGACAAGCCGTCAAGTCTGTCGGGTTGCGTGCGGCTATCATGTCTTTGAAAAACTCTATGCGGACGGTCTTGGCCACTTCGTCTGGAACAAACTCGCAACAGAACTTCTTGCGGAAGACTTCGAGCAGGGTGGAGCATAGGCAGTCGGGCACCAGGTGGGCCAGCAGGATGGTGCCGTTCACCAGCGCATCGGCAGTATTGTTGATGAACACCATGCTTTTGAAAGGCTCGGTCTCGGTGAAAAAATTCGGTTGCAAGGTATAGCCGAAATAGGAGAAGATACGTTCCAGTAGGTAGGTGGCACGGATGAAGGGCGTAATGTAGTAACCGGGATCAAGTGTGATTATACGGCTGTCCACCTTCTCTGTACGGGCATATGAGTTGTATAAGCCTTGTTTCCTTGTGACTCTGGGACGGACCTGCATCGGCCTTCCATTCTCGTCCATTACGCAGGTGACGTTCACTCCGCGTTTTTCCCCGTCCAGCTCGATGATGACGGGGAAGAGGGTGAAATGCGGATTGGTGTTGTCGAGCAACGAACGGCACCAGTTGATACCTTGCTCTACGGTTTCTACTCCGGGTACGGTCTCGCTGCCGAAAACGGCCGGTACGGCAACTTTCTCGATGCGCGAAAGGAAACTGCCCTCGTTCATGTAGAATGTCGTCGTTATCTTCTCTTTCCGCTTGGCACCGAGTATGGCTTGCCGGGCGGTCACACAGTAGTCACCGTCTCGGATGCTGCATGTGATGTCTGTCTGCGGCTTTTTACGGTTGGCCACCATATCGGGGTAACCGGTCAGTTCCCGGTTCAGGTCTGTATCCGGGAGATCCACCGGAAGTGACTGCTCACCATAATCATTGAAGAACAGATTCGGACGTTCGATTTCAATTTGCGTGTCAGGTGCCAGTTGATAGGCTTTTCCTGAAGAATGTACTATTTTCATGATGAAATGTTATTTGCTTCCTATTTTACGCGAACGGTTCCGCAATTCCTGCTTGCGTTCAAGTTCAGATAGAGTGACGGATGCTGGGATGCCTTCTTCATCAATACGGATGATTGCATTGGCCAGGCGCTCCATCAGTCTTGGAGGCAGAGAGGTTCCTGATGGCGCAGGCGGTACCGGCACTGCAGATTTCTGGGCATCAATGGAGCCACCGGATGAATAACCGGCCATTCGAGCACGGATTGCCTGGTTAAGGTCAAGTGTCCTTATGGTACCGGCCTGCTGGGACTTGTCCAGTATGTCAAGTATCGGTGCGACGGTAGGGTTGCTTACAGCTGCATTGCTGGCCACCCATTCTTTGGATTGTCCGGAAGGCCCTTCACCTACTATGACAGTAGGACGGTCAATGAATCCCCGTGCATCAGGGTCGTAGTCGGCATCGGGAAAGAGCTTTCCATCCTGGGCGCGCCGGACATCAATCTTGCCTCCGGACTGGCGACCGGTGGCAACGCGTGCGCCGGTACCGGAACTGCCGGAATTACTGCCGGAAAGAGTCATATTTTTGATTTTATCCCGTTCAGCTTTGGCACTGGCCAATTGTGCGGCTCCGGTCACGCCCATAAGGGCTGCTGCGATTGAACCCGCAATCGGTCCCAAATCTGCATATGCTTTCATGATTGACACAGCTGTGTCTGCGATGATTTGTGATGCCTTGATTGCAAAATTCACGTCCGCATATTTTTTCTGTATATCAAGCTTTTTCTGGGCCTTTTCGTTTTCCAGACGTTCCACTTCTTCCGTATTACCTTGGGCTGCCTCAATTTCCGCATCATATTTTGCATCGACCTGGTCCATTTCCGCTTGCTGCAATGCTTGAATGGCTCCGGAAAACAGACTGGAATAATAGTCAAACTGCTTTTTATAACTGTCCCGTTTGAGGTTCTGGACGGCTTGCTCATATTGTTCCTCAGTCAGAAACTGCTGTTCACGTGCGAGCCTGAGCTGTTCCAGTTCCGCATTGAACCGTTCCTGCTGTGTAGATAAGCCATACTGGTCACGAATGGACTGGATACGTTGTTGATGTTCGGATTCAAGTTGTTCCTTAGCTCTAAGGTAGGCACTGTCCAATTCTGTCGTATCAAGATTGTTTTTCTCAGCCATTTCCTTACGCGCCTGGTAGGATGCCTCAAGAACCTTGAGTTGCGCGGCATAGTCTTCATCAACTGTAGTAACCTTGAACTCTGATTTGAAGTCCTTGACAAGTGTATTCAGTTTTTCCTGCAGTGAAGCACGCTTGGCATTCGCTGCCTTCTCCGCATCAATGACACGTTGATTGGACTTCCGGACGAGATTTTCCTTGGTTTCTGCATTGGAAATGGCCATGGATATGGCGTCCTCATAATAAGACTGTTCTATGATGAGCCTATTTTCCGCATACGATTTTTCAAGTTCGAGTACCAGCATTTCATATTGTTCCTTACTCATTTTCCCTGATGCCAGAAAAGCAGAAAGAGCGGCAAACGAATCATTATACCATTTCTGTTGGGATTGCAGTTCTTCCTCCCTTAATGCTTCAAGAGACTTGGCGGCTTCCTGCTCCGTAGAGACTTTTGCTTTCTGCTCTTTTTCTGCAGCCGACTTTGCTTCTTTGGCAGCCTTTTCAGCCTTCTTCCTGGTCGCGTCAGAGTCCTCTGCCGGGAAACGTTTGTTGTATATTTCTTGGGCTATTTCCACATACTCACCGGCTGCATCCTTGTTGTTCTTTATCCAGGCTTGCAACTGAACCTTCTCCATCTTGTTGAAGTTCTGGCGTGCTTCTGCAAGCTTCTGCTGGTTCTTGACGGTTTCTTCAATAGTCTGGCCGTTCAGTTGTTTCAATTTCTCTTCAGCTCCCAAAAGCATGTTGCTGTAATTCTCAATCTCTTCAGCTGTTGCTTTTTTCATCGCGTCCGATTTATCTACCGTTATGATGGGAGAAGCAAACATACCCTGGCTAACCATGTTGGTCTTCCCATAGGTGTACTGTTCTTGTAACTCTTTTATTTTTTTTCGATAGTTTCCTATTTGTTTTGTGATTTCTTTTATCGCTTTCTGATTTTCAAATTTGAGCAAGGCACGTTGTTTTATGAGAAATTCTTCGACCTTTTCTCCAGAGATGGCAATTGCACGTCCATACTCATCGAAAGCGGAAACAGCGCCGGGTACCATATTCTTTATCTGGGCTATGACATTGGCCAACTCTTTCTGTTCCTCAGCGGAACGGGAGGACTTGCCGGTCAGTTCCTCGTATCGGTTCAACAGTCCCGGCAATGCGCTCTCAAGCTGTACCATCTTGTCGAAATGGTTCTCGTAAGTTTCCGTATAAGTGGTGAACATTTCCCCAAGTTTAGTGAAGAATCCATTGGCATACTTCAACATGGATTTCCAGAACGGCTCCAGCTTTTTTCCCACTTTATTGAAAAAGGCATCCATTGTGTCTCCAAGGTTGGACTGGATTCCTTCAAGTTCCTGCATCTGCACGGCCATGGAACCGGCAATGCCGTCGACACGACCGAGAGAAAGAAGATAATCCTTGATGGCATCCTCAGAATTGCGCACTTCGGTAGTCACTCCTCGGAAAGAGAACTTTGTAGTCTCCCCGGATTTGGAAGCCTTGATACCGAACTCCTTCAGACGTTCGTTCTCCCCGGTCATCGCATCAAGTATAGCCTCAATGAGCTGATCGACGGACTTTCCCTGGGAAGCGGCAAGGTCTCCCATGTTGACAAGCTCCTGGCTGGTAGGCTTGACCCCACGATTAACCAGCTTGATATATGCTTCAGTCCATTCCTGCAAGGACGATGGGGTGTCTGCTGCCAATTGCTGAAGCATCTTCATGGCATCATTGGCCTTCTTCTGCGACTGGAAAGTATTCCGAAGGACTGCCTCGTATTTGGCGAATTCCTTGCGTGTCTCGTATGCCTGGCTATGGACATCCTTAAGCCATCCGGCAACCTTAACGGCAATGAAAGCCTTGGCTGCCATTTTTAACTTGGACATCCAATTCACGCTGTTGCCGAACTCATTGTTCATGTTGTTACCTGCACTGCGTAACTCGCTCATGCGGGCACGGACTTCTCTGAGACGGGTATTGAGTTTGGCATATTCTTCCGGATTCGCAGATTCAGTCATATCATCCAAAGCAGCGGAAAGCTCCTTAGCTTCTTTCTTGAGCTGTCTCATGGTGAGATCGTTGACTTTCAAGTTACGGGTCAGCAGACTTATTTTCTCATTGTTTTTGGAAATTTTGGCAGTATAGTCTTTGCACTCTTTCGCAAGGTTCTGATAGTCTTTCGTGTTCTTTTTGCCTTGGGCTTCGAGCTCCACCATAGCCTTGCGGCGTTCGGCCTCTTCCTTTTTCAAAGCCTTGGTTTCCTTGGTCAGTGTATGCAGCTCTTCCTGAAGCTTGGAACTGTCACCTGAGATTATGAGTTTGATTTCGTCTTCGGATAAATGCTTTTTTGCCATAATGTTACCAATTTGAACTATTTTCGTATTGAAGGGCCTGCTCCAGTTCCTTGCGAATATTGGTACGGACTTCTTCCGTGAAACCGTACTTTATTTCCGGGAATGTCTCATGATACAGCACTCCCCAGACCACCCGGTTATAAAGAGCAAGATTACGGCGGATATGACGGGAAATACGGTCACCGGCTCCACGACGGTAATGGATGTCAAGGAAGCGGAGATATGGGAATATACGCAGATAATAGACTTGTTTCGTATCTGATTCCTGGGCAATGAACGGACGTTTCTGAAGATGTGCCACCAGGTCACCGGATCGTGAGTTGAGATATGTACGCACAACTTTTTCTTGTGTCTCATAAATAAGGTTGATGCCTTGAGACATTATATCATGGACAAAACGTTCTCTGACAAGCTGGTCTGTAATCATATTCACTGTTATTTCCAGCGAAGATAGAATAGGGGAGGGGGTACGGAAAGGACATAAAACGAAGGGGCAACTATTCATCACGAACAATTACCCCCTATATGACAGTAGTATTTAGTTTCTCGCTTGGAGCATCCACCGGAAGTCCAGTCCTGATGAACCAGGACGGTTCTGGTATTTATAACCGGCATCAAGCATGGCTTGATGAACCTGCTCCTTACTAATATGCGCTCCAGGATCAATGCGACGAATAGCGTCGTAGACTTCATCCGTAGTGAACCAATGGGTGGCATGGCGTGCATCCGGGGCAGGTTTGAACGATGCGGACAAGGATGCTATATGGATACTGATATCGGTAATTTTCTGTTCTTGCTCTTTATTTTTCATTTTGTCCTCCTTTCTCATTAACATCAAGCGCATGCTGCAGGCAGGAAATGATTTCACGGGCATCCTCCGCAGAGATGTCGCACATCACATAGTTGCCATAATAAGCAAGGCAATATTTAGACTCACTTGTTTCAGTTCCTGTACAAAGACGTTCGGCTTGAACATAAATATCTTTTTGTGCTATAGACTTGATACGGTTCATTTGGCACCTCCTTTCTGGCACTTCTTTGCCTTATAAACGCACAATGCAGTGACCACAACCAATGGTGGGAACACCATCCCGGCACATGCCCATACGATGGCGCGGAAGTACCAGCGGTCTGCTTCGGTCTTGACTTCGCAGTCGGGAGCCAAAGCACGGTAGTAACGGCGCTGGAGGTTATTGACTTGCTCGGTAAGAGCGTTAACGGATTCGCCCACGGTAGGGATGCCGGAGGCAGGCACGTTGAGAGTGCCAGAAATTTGATTTTTCATATACGAATAACTGTTACAGCAAATGGCAGAAAAAAAGAACGGCTACCAAACCCGTTGCTGCAACAGTTGATTCAACCCCGCCGAAGCGTTGGAATAAATGTTCGGGAATGATAGCCGTATAAGTATATGCATCATACTTTACGCAATGTCTTCTTGTTCGTATATGAATTTGCTGGCGACATTCATGTCTGGAGCAAACCTATGGGCATAAAAAAAGCCCAAATTCGTATTTGGACAAATAGCCGTTTGTCCGGTCGGGGTTGAAAAAACAGCTCAACCAACTGTTACAGCACTGCAAATATGGCAAAAGTTTTTGGAATGGCAAAAGAAAAAGGTTATTTTTGTTCAATGAAAAAAGGCCTCCATTAACAGGAAGCCTTTATTTATGATAGGAAATGACAACTCAAATATTGTCTAATATAAAATCTGCCGGAATACCGAAATTGTCCCGTAACCGTTTTACAATATTGAGATTAAGAGGACGACGACCATTGAGTATATCGCTGACTCTTGACTCAGAGATACCGAGACGCCTGGCTGTCTCTTTCTGCTTTATATTTTCTGTCTCCATTTTTTTGCGGATGGCATCAGTAATCAAGGTTGATACCCTCCCAGGCAGAGGATGATATGCAGCTTCCCATTCACTGATAGCTTGAGAAAGCACGATATATCTTTCCTTTTCTTCTTCACTCAGCAATTCCATATCTCCCAAGTCTGTACCTTTAACAGTGATGGCTTCCATTTCCGCTTGATAAGCACGGAATTCTTTATCAGTCTTTATTTTCATAACACGTACCTCCTATATAGTTTTTATTTTTTTCTCATCAATAGAATCATAATCAGCGTGAGTGCCGACAAAACGGATGTCAACATTACCGGCAAAAAATACGACTAAAACGATGAGACGATATTTGTTGCCTCTGATATTGAATACATAACGGTTATTTCCTACATAATCTGCAGACAAATAGTCGTTTTTCAAATCATTATGGTTTTTCCAGGATGCCTTTGTTACTTCGTCCACCCATTTTTCCAAGGCAGATTGCGCATCGTTATGCTTTCTACAGAACTTTTCTAATTTTTCAGAACCCGTTATATTCATGTTTCTTTTATTTGTTACAAAGGTACATATAAATTCCCAAACAGAGAAGTTTTTTCTTTAAAATCTTCCCTTTTTGGGAATTATTTAACATTATGGTTACTGCTTATATACCCGTTGGAAAGCAAATCCTCAAAAAAATGCTCCGGGGTATCAGCTCGGACTACATGCCCCGTCTGGTCATGGAAACGGTCGGCGAAATGGTACATATACTCCTGGTCAGTACATTCACTGTCGAAACGGCTGCTTTCACGGAGTTTGGTTACAAAGTCTGCAGGGCAGGAGGCGGCAATTATACCGCCATCCTGCAAAGTGTAAGTTGTCATCATATTATGCTAATTTTTTGGTTCTCAATTTGAAAAATACTTTTTGGTCGGCTGTCAGAAAGGGGATATTTGAAAGCGGGCATCCCGAATTCACCATGCCATGTTTTGCAAAGGTAATCATGTTGGCGGCAAACCGTATCCAATTTTCCATCTTTGTGAAATTGGTGGTACCCGAATGCTGGCGAAATTCAACTGTGCGGTGGCGTGCGTAAGCCTCAAGGTTCAATTTGTGGTAGCGGTCGTTTCCAAAGGCTGAACGTAGCTGCATGATGTTCTCTGCCTCCGTTATGCTGCGTTCCGAAATTCCGGTAAGGCATTTACAATATCTGTTGTTCCGGCGAGTACTCGGCATAAAGGAGTCGATTACCGGTTCGAGGCGGCGGTAAGTTATTGCAAGGTTGCGCCAGGTTTCAATGGTAAAGTCTGCAGCGTCCATGTGTATATGAAGGCCGCAGCTGTCGTTCACCTTCACATTGCAATAATCGAGCACCCAGCATACTTTCTGAAGTTCCTGCAATCCGGCTTCCCCTTCAAGTATCGGGCTTACCAGCTCGAAAGTATCGTTTCCTCTAAGACTGCTGTCTGTAACCAACTTCCAATGGTCGCGGGTGTTATGGTTGTAACCTTCCACTGCAACTGCAATTCCGGCCTCACGAAGTTCACGGGCAAGAACTCCCTTTTCGCAGTTATATGCCTCTATCTCGATGCCGAAACGTCTGTTGAAAGTATAGTCCAATTCGGAGCAGGCTGCGATGGCCGGTTGCTGACCGAATCTTCCGGCTTCCAGCATTTTCTTGTATACGTTCTGCACGAAACCGTAATTTCCGTTTGTTACCAAATCGGCTACCTGGCGGCGGGTCAGACCTAAAAGAAGGAGCTGCTGTATCTTTGCCGTCTTCGTTATGCTCTGGTTAAGAATATTTGTAACTTGTTCGTTCATAATGTTTTATCCTTTATTTTTCGTACAGCTAAGGTAACACTATTAACGCACATAACGTAGTAATATCTTATTTATTATCAGTGTGTTAGCTTTGTTTAGCGTGAGTAAAAAGATGATTATTTCTCGTGGTAGGGATGACGGAAAAGAGTAATCAGGAGTAGCTCCTGACCGCGAACTTCGACAGCCCACGGCCAGGATGGAAATAAACAACATGAACAAAAAGTTTCTGAACCATTTAATGGTCCGATATCTGCTACTCACTAAGGGATGGTTTGACATTGAACAAATCGGTTGCTGCAGAACTGAACATGAGTGTCCAACCTATGGATTTGAATTCGGATGAGACAAAAGGGATAATGTCATGATTCTCCGATATCTTATCAAGCCATGGCAAATCCTCAGACCGTGAATCAAGAATAAGCCTTTTTCTGAGTTCCGCAAGGAGAGATAATGTTATTTCAGAAGCAATGGCCGTCTCAACCATGTCTGCGGAATCCGAAACTTTCATGGCGATGGTGGCAGCAAGTTTTTGCCGGTCAATAATGGAGTTGTGTGTGTCACGGCTTGATGTGAATTCTCCGAAATCCACGAACAGATAGTTGCCGGTAATATTATCGACGCGCTTCTTTACGTAATCGTATGACTGCCCGAAAACAAGATTCTCAAGTTCGGGCATTATCGGTTCCGGAAGTTTCTTGACATACCCAAGCAGTTCCGCATATTGGATAAAGTCACTTGAGCCGTTGGCGAACATGGAGACAACTCCTTCTTTTTTTGGAAAACGGGCAAAATATCTGAGCAAATCAAGTATCATAGGATTTCATTTATTATGTGAATTGGAAGTCTGGTTTCTCTGGCAATATCCGCTTTATCCATTTGGGCCGCATGCAGGCTGCGCACTGTATCAATAATTTTCTTCCGGAGGATGGTCAAATACTGGATGACATTCATGTGTTCGATGGTTTCAATATCCCCAAACCCGTCTGAACTCAAGTTGTACAGAGACTCAAGTGCACCCGTGGAAATGGCAGAAACTTTGGTCTCCTCAAGTTCTGTAAGCAACTTGAACTCAGTTTTGGTAAACAGATAATTGGTGAAGGCCTGAAAATTGAAGGCTACGGAAATAAGCTCATCCATCGGCAGCCCAGTGAACTTCTGTGCCAACTTATGCGCTCCGGCAGATGAATACCGGTCCGGATAGTAAAGGATAGCGGCCAATAACGGAAGCTGCTCTTTCGGACATCCAAGGAGACCACGTGCCTCTATGAACTGGAGTGCCGTAAGCGAGCAAGTAAGACGGTTGAACATGGTTTCTATATTATAGGCAAAAAAAGTTTCATCCTCAAGATGTATCGCCGGAACCAGTTGTTTGCAGAAACATGAGTCGACTGCATATTTGTAGTCCAGTCTGTCCAGATACCTGGATATGGTTATTCCATGCAACCGGTGTGGTGGTATCTTCTTACAGAGTCTGTATGTTTCAGAATCCAATTCCTGGAGTGCTGCATCATTATCCGGATAGACAATCGTGAACGGAAATGTCACCTGCTCTGCAAGCCAGGCCACATTTGCCCATCCATCCGTATTCCTTATTTTTTGAAGATTCCATCCCATAATCCGGCAAACATAATTCACACGGACCATGCCGACGGATATTTTTCCCTCCGCAAACCTTTGTATATCACGCATGAGTGCTTGGAAGTGATAAGGAGTTAATCCATCCCAGGAATTGGGGATGCTGTATTGCATTCCTTTTGTTATAAAATCTATTGTCAGCATGGCATCAGCATTATTATGTCGTCCGGACGGTTAAAGGATGTGTTCGTATCTACAGAGCCGGAACTGTCCGTTGACAAAAGCAGATCTATATTGGCCAGTTCCCGCTTCACCTCTTCAAGCAGAGAAGCTGACAACTCAAGCATGCGGGCCTGCTCATCCTTCCCAGACCTGCTTGCCTTAGACTCGTCAAACAGACTTCTTATTGTCGGTGGAAACTCTATAATGTCAAATCTCCGCAGGGCAATGGCTATGGTCTGCTTGGCGAGGCATCGTTTGAGCGGGCGCAATACCTCCTCCTTTTTCTCTGCCCGTTCAAAATAGGCCGATATCCCGTCATCCAGCGCTTCGCTCTGGATCGGTATGGTCCGGAAAAAGAACAGATAGGACATGTCTATCGTATACAGCATGTCGAACTCCTCCGTACTCTTTATTTTAAGAACATCAAGCATCTTTTTGTATCTCGTTTCTTTCCAGGAGGGCACGGTCTGACTGTTGTCAAGCAACTGGATGACAGTATCCATGGCATTATAATAATTCTCGATATACGACCTGCGCATGCTTTCCTGCTCATGCTTGTATATATCGACATCATCCTTACGCTTGGATACAACATCAAAAATGAGCTGTTTGGCCATGGTAAGATTGGCCATCGCAAGACGCAGGGCCTCCTTCAGTTCGCCCTCATCTGCCGTCAGATCGGTGTAGACATCTTTGGTAAGGATGATAACCATCTGCTTTTTCGCAGAAATGGCAGACGAATTGAGCTGGTCGAAAGTGACATTGCTCTCTGCATAGGGAGCATACTTCCGAAATTCCGAAATGGTGGTAAACAGTTCTTCCAATATTCTCATGACTGTTGCTGATTTAGTCTGTTTTGAGGTGAAACATCTTCCTGGCGTGCCGGGACTTCTCGATAGAATCCAAGACGGTAGCCCTGGCTGTATAAATGGGGAAAGTTTATCTGTACGGCCATATTGAACGGTTCGGAGCAGATTTCGTCTTCCGAGGTCAGTGACATAATGTATATCAGATAGTTGTAATACGCATCGGCTCCTGATTTGGATATGACCCCGTCCTTGCTGACACTGGAGATGGAGGAGTCAAGTCCCACGCTTGACAGCAGCACCTCATCGGCGCGTTTGTCATAGGATATCAAGGCATCGATATATTCCTTGTATTTCAAATCAACCGTCTCTATCTTCCAGCGTTCCTCTTCGCCCTGGCTGTTCTTGAAGCTGATTGTCGCATAGGCCTTACCCTGGTTGTCTGCACCGGACAGATAGCGGGAGATCTTGCGCAGTTCAGACTGCAGATACTTTATCAGGGTGGATTCCTTGAATTCCGAACCAATCACGATGCCATTGTACATCAGTTCTTCCTCATTGTTCTTCTTGCGCCGTTTATTCTCGTCGCAGAGTTTGGTTATCTGGATCCTCTTGGACTCAAGCCAGGCATTGGGGATGACAATGTGTATCTTGGCGGCAAGCGAATTACGTAAAAAGGAGTTTATATAATCAGCCGTATCGTTGGAACCCTTGATGTAGGATCTGGTACCGGCATGGGTTTCGTTCACACCGTAGAACTCATCCACGGATTTTTCCCGGTGATGGGAAATGGCCGCGAATCTGTAATTGGCAAGCTCTGAAAAGGAAAACTTCGGATAGATGCGGAAAGTGGAGGTGCCATACCCCCAACGCCCTACGGCAATGTAGCGGAAATCCCGGTAGTAGACAACATCTGTCGCCACATCCTTCTTGGTGGTGGCCAGCCTGCAATGTCTGTTCTCCATGGATTCAAGACCGGCAACGGGCATCGTCCCTCTTGCTTTTCCCTTTGTGAAGCGCCACTTTACGAAACAGTCCCTGAAATAGTAGTAGTTCTTAATGATTGATTTGGCCACTTCCTTATAACCCGATTCAAGACCGCGCTGTTCCCAACTGTTGAGCCAGTCCATGATTTCCGGACAGTCAACCCACTGTTTCTGAAGTTTCCCGTCCACGATTGCCGGCTTGTACACGGCAAGCCCATGACCATACAGCATGCTGACCTGCTTGGTAATCAATCTCGGCAGAAGCCGGTTCTTCTTTATGTCGGACGCGACTTCCTCGCATTTCATGTTGTTGAAGCCACGGCTGCACACCTGGAATCCCTGGATGCTCTGCCACTGTGTATCCGGAAGACTTCCTCCACTCAGGGGGAACATCGGGTCCGGTTCCAGGACTGAAGCCATTGGCCTGTCTCCAATCTGGAAGGATATTACATTGTCATCGTCAAGATAGCAACCGAAGTTGCCTACCATTTTGAGATTGCCTTTACTCATAACCAATCTATTTTATGAAGTTTGAAACCATCTTGAGGAAAGCCCATGTACCTGATGAGAATACGGTAGCACATCTTGGGTTCCCCGTCTGCGTCTGTAAACAGAAAGAAGTTATCACTATCTATACTGAATCTTTCTTCAGGCAGTTGAGTACGCCATCTGCATCCTTCTTTAACTGTCAATGTGGCTGATGCCTCCCCCTTATGCCTGGAACACGGGAAGAAGGCAATGGTAAAGCAGCCGTCAGGCAGTTTTGATATCTCCTTGGCCCATTGCATCGCTTGAATACCGGTCATTGTCATTTCCATGCCCGAAAGTAGCAGGTTTCTACTGCGGGAAAAAGGACGGGAAGCACCCTCCGTCATATTTCCGAGGAACCTCGAAGAATGCCTTGCAACTCCAAAACTCAGCGGTGCGTGCTGAACAGCGCCTCACGAAGAAAACGCTTTCCTTTTTCAAAAGCATAAAAGTTTGGTTTCCAAACAAAAAGCGTTTGTTTTAATGTCAAACGATACCATTATTGTATCTATACTGACTATTTTTATAGTGAAAAACAGCCGTTATATAGCCAGATTATCAGGTAAATTGTCCGGCATGGACGATAATTCACTCAACACTTTGTTTCCATAACGCCCGAAAAGAAGATAAATCAGGGCACTGGGAAGCTGCGTTGTCAGTCCGGCCTGGTTCTTGAGAGGCACTTTCTTTTCCGATGATTTGTCCAGCTCGATGCGACCTTCCGTTTTTTTCAACGGTGACAGCATGATGGCACTGCAAAGGTTCCTGCACTCGTTCTCGTCTATCAAAATTTCCGGCAAGGCATTGCTCCGGCCTCCAAACATAAGAAGTAATAACTTGAACTGTTGCCAATGATATACGGTGGCCTGCCCTTCGTTCATCAGTTCCACCTCAAAGCCATAACTTTCCAGCTCACGCTTCAGGGCACGGCTGTCGGTGGTAATCTGCTCCAATTCTTCGCGGCGTTTGTTCCCGGCACGGTCAGGGTAGAGAATGATACGCTTATTCAGGGAATCAGCACCGAAAAACTCATAGAACTGACGGGCGAGTTCGGGCTGTTCATCCGGGTAGCAGCAATAGAGTTCCTTTATAATGCGGAGCTGGCGGCCGTATTCCTTTTCCTGCCCGACAACAAGGCTGGAGAAGTGGCCGGGGTCATATCCTATCAAAAGCTCGTCGCGTTTGTTGTAGTGCCTCAGATAACGGGCTGTGAGTAGAAAATGTTCCCGCAGGTCAAGTCGTAGAATGGATTCATAAATATAGCTGTCTGCATACTGATGTTTCTCCTTGTTGTAGTTGGCGAAGAACTTATTGATAACCTCCTTATGGCGGATAGCGCAGATGGAAGTGAGGAATTCGTCCATATCCAAGGTCTCAAGCTGCGTCTTGAAGAACTTCGGACCGAGAATATCCTTGTTGCAGAAGGAACTGGCACGGACGTACAACGTGGCGTTACGGCGCATGTCCGCCAGGCGGGGCTGCCATAAGGATATGATGCGATCCTGCCTGATGATTTCAAGACGGATACGTTCAAGGGTAACGGGATTTGTAGTTTCCCGTTGGGAATTTATAAGTTTGTATTTCTGATAGATAGCTGCATTTACATGAAGCGCAACTGTAGATATTTCCTCCATCAGTTTCGTATCCATATTTTTCTCATATTCCTCGAACCAGTCATCTTCGCCGAGGTCCACACGCGCGGTATCGGATACGCCCGTGATTCCTTGGTAATAAGGTGACCGGCGTATTTCGGCACTGGCACCACGGAGGGAAGGGAACAAGCGGGTTTTCAATTTCTCCCCTTTGTTGTGTTTCATCTCTTCAATGATGGCGTGGACGGCAGAGCGTCCGGCAACGGACTCCGGCTGGTCCGAGCTTACCAACTGGATGTGATGGCCGTCCCGGAAAACGACACTGTGTTTGGGGTAGGATATGGGATATCGGGGCTTGCGGAAATGAGAAGGGAGCTTATTTTCGCCCACCACATAATCGATGCCATACTCCAGCATGGAACGTACCTTCCCACCTACGGTGACTTCCCTGGAGAAATAAGCCTGAAGGTTGGGCCATACGTTCGTCATCAGGGCAACGTAGGTCTTATGTACCAGAAACGACAGCTCGCCTGGCATGTCATTGGCCACACGGATGATACGTGGGCCGGTGATACCTTCCGTCTTGCCACCTGCACGCGCCACTTCGGCAAATATGTTGTTGGCATCGATGACATTGACCAGTATCTGCATCTGGTTCATGTAGTATTCCTCAAACTGGGAAGTGGTTTCAATATCAGTTTCCATCTTACTCTTCATTAAGTTCTTCGTATTCAGCTTCCTCAATATCCGCATCGCGCAGCAGACGCTTCTTCTCAGCTTTCTCGATGGGAAGGTTCTCTATCAGGTTCAGATAGAACCCTTTATTGTGCTTGGAGGCAATCTCCTTCAGGGAGGCCTTGCTGTATCCCAGGTCTTCCGGAGTAAGTTCGGGAGATATCAGGAAGACGATCCCCAGGTTACGGTCGGCTTCAGCAATCTCGGCGGCACGGCGACGGCACTCCAGGGCGGCGGCATAGCACTTGCCTTGGGTCTTGTAGTCACCGGCAGCCGCACATAGTTTGGCAAGATCCTCGTACTTGTCGGCATAGTTGGACTCCCACACCTTGATGGACACATTGTTGTCGATATTGAAGTAATTGATGGCCGCATAAATGCGTGCCTTACATGTACGTTCATCCACATTAATCTGCTGCTGGGCATTGATGCGCTGGCGCAGCTGCTTGGCGGCACGGGTGATGTTACGCTCGTATTCGTAAATCTCCGCCGCCCATTGCAGCTGCTTGAGGAATAACTGCACATCGGCAGGAATGCCATCACACTTCCCGGTGGTGAGGAATGCGGATATCAAGTCCGGATGTATCTTATCAAGGGTGTCGAGTCTGGTCATATTCCAAAGAGTTGGTTTCTTAAGTCTTTGACTGTCCGTTCCTGCTTACGTGTTTCCAAGGTCTCAATGGCCGACACATCACCGGTCTCGGCTTTCTTGGCAAGTTCGGCATCGATATTGTATTCTCCCAGGGCACAACCGTTACGGTAGGCGTCGTAATATACATCTCCGGGCATCAACAAGCGGACTGTCAGTGCCGTCCTTTCCTTTCCACGCAGGCCGAGAAGCGTACATATACGGTGGGGAGTGTATCCCAAAGCACCGAAAGTACGCACTTGGGATACATATTCATCGCCTATCAGGACGGCTTTATCAGTGTCTGAAGTTAGAGTGAGTTCCTTTTTCATTTCAACAAGGATTGGGTATCTGTAACAGAAAGAATTTCTCCATTCCGGATTAACTGGACGGGCTGCTCAGGGAACATGGCGCGGTACCGGTGAATGGTGGCTGTAACATATTTTGGGTCTATCTCCATAGCATGACAGATACGGTCTATCTGCTGGCATGCCATGAGTGTAGAACCGGATCCGGAGAAGATGTCGAGGACTATCTGACCGGGAGTGCTGGAGTTGGATATTGGATATGCCATAAGGGCTATGGGCTTCATTGTCGGATGTATGGCATTGCGCTGCGGCTTGTCGAAATTCCAGACGGTAGTCTGCTTACGGTCGGAATTCCATTGATGTCCGGCACCCGGTTTCCAGCCATAGAGACAAGGTTCATGCTGCCATTGATAATCCTGGCGTCCCATCACCATAGTATTCTTTACCCAGATGCAGCATTGTGCAATCTTGAATCCCGCTTTCCTGAGAGAAGCCCGGAAATTCTCGCCTTCACTGTCCGCATGGAATATATAGTAGGATCCTCCCGGCTTGAGTACGGCGAACATGACAGAGAACACCTGCTTGAGAAAGGTGGCGAACAAGTCGTTTTCCATGGAATCGTTCTGGATGGTGAGTTCCTCCTCTGTACCGCCTTCATAGTTCACGTTGTACGGTGGGTCTGTGACGCACAAGTCCGCATGCTGCCCGTTCATCAGCGCCGTGATGTCCGATTTGGAACGGCAATCGCCACACATCAGACGATGGTTACCGAGCAACCATATATCTCCGAGTCTGGCAATTACAGTATCTTCAGATGCAGGAACATTAAAATCAATGGCATCTTCCTGCACATTTTCCGACTCATGTTCTTGGGCAAAAAGGGGGGAAACCTGCCCGAAATCAGTGGTCTTGACCTCATAACCCAGGTTGAAGCGCTGCAGGGTGTCAGAATCTATATTATATTTTTTGAACAGCAGGGTATCCGGATTCCTGGTGGCAAACTCGGAATTATAGGCTGCGATTTCCTCTACCGCTTCTTTCTTGTCTGCCGCAAAAATGGGTTCATAAGGTATTTCCGGTATTGTAAACCCGGACTTGCGCAATGCAAGCAGTGCCTTCCGTCTCTGATGGGCATCGATAATCCAGAGCTTTCCATCCGGATCCTGCCAGGCTTTGAATGCATACTTGAAACCACGGGTGATGATAAGCATCTGCAGTTTCGATAATTTGTCAGGATCAGACTTCTTGAAGTCTTCCTGAAGCTCCAAGAACGAATCCAGCGGGGCAGTAGGCAAACCACCCAAATTAAATACTTCTATCAGCTTTTCCATTTTACTTCGAATTGAATTTTTGCAATATTGCTTTGAACAGTGATTCCCGTTCACGGTGACGTCGGAGATTTTCCTTGTCTTGGGTGCGCTTGTTTTGCCTGTCAGCGCGTTTCAGGTAACATTCGTATCTGCGGATATTGTCCGTCACATTCTTATGCAGGCGCAGGAACTCCTGCGGGTCCGTCCGCAGCAGCTTCTCCAGTTGTGCTCTCTCTGACTGGTGGGCTATGAGCGGATGAATGTAGAGGAACTTCCCAGTGTCGTTGAACGATTGCAGCTCATCGAATGCCTGGAGATTACGGATACGCAGTTCCACCATGTCCATGATGTCACGCTTCTGCGGTTTTCTTTCCAGACTTTCGTCGAGCTGCTTCATCTGTTTCCAAGTGACCACGCGGTCGTTGTAGATGAGTGTGGCTATTTGGACTTGCGGGTCGAAGAGGTTGTCCCAGTCGATTTGCGGGTATTCCTCTTGCTTTTGGACTTTACCGGAACCTTGGCCAGCTCTTTTTTTTTCTCTTCTTCCAGCGCCTGCTCAGTCTCCTGGGCACGGGCTTCCGCTTCATCCCTGGCTTCCTCCGCTTCATCGGCACGCTGTTCGGCTTCTTCAGCACGGGCTTCCGCTTCATCAAGCGCTTGTTTCAACTCTTCTGCCGAGTTGTCAGCCGGAACTGTTTCAGGCTTTTCAATGTCGTCATGTGGACCGGTTCCTTCAGCATGTGTTGTTTCCCCTTTGGGCATTTGCTGTTTTTTTTCGGCCGGTTTTTCCGCAGCAGGGGCTTCTGTTTTCTTTTCTCCGGCATCTTCTGCCTCTTTTGCGATCATAGCCCGGCGATACTCACGTATCTTCTCACGTGTAGCACAATCTAACAGTGCATAAAGGATATCATCGGCATAACGTTTGGGATTGCGTGAGAATGTGGCAAGCTGCGGAAATCCAGGAACTTCTTTAGCCAGTAACTCAAGGTCATATTGTGCCACATCCGGATTCCGGAGAGCCACGAAATGTGTCTTCTTTTCTTTGAAACTATACATAACATACAGATTTAAGTCTTACAAGCCAACACGCTGCCTATAAGGGAATTCTGCTGACTTGTAAGAGGTGTTTTTTACTAAGCTGTCTGCACACGGCTGCCGGATACCTCGACAAGTGTAGAGGCATCAAGCACCATGAAGGTGATGGAAGAACCCGCTTTGGCTGTCCAGGTAGCTCCATCCTCAAGCACAAAGCTGTTGCCGTCGGCAATGGTGGCCGCCTTGTCGGTACCGGTACCCTCAAGTGTGATGTAACGTCCCTTATCATTGGCTGTCAATCCGCTGACAGTGGAAATGGCGTATGTGCCTTCATTGCCATCGGGGATGGTATAACGGTTGTTGGTGGATTTAATGGCAAGTGCCGTTGTGCCAGCCGTGTGAGCAGCTGCCGGAGCACGGACAATATCGCCCGTATACTTGTAGTACTGGTCAATGCTTGTACGTGTGAAGGTATAGGTTACATAACGCCCGTCCTTGTCATTTTTGGACTCGAAGGAGGAGAGTACCATCGGACGGTCATAGTTGCCGAGAATATACCACTGCGCATCGCCCACTTCCTTGAAAAGGATGATGAACTTGCCTCCGGCATGCTGTTCAATGAAATCGAGCAGCTGGTCACGCATGCCGCCCATGACGGCAACAAAAGTGTTGGTACCGCTGGTGGTAATGTCACCTTTCTCACCGGTTGAAGTGTAGGTGGGAATATCGTGCGCCGCAAAGTACTTCATGTATTGTCCGGCTTTCATCGGGATGGTGCTTATCTCACGCTGCTGGTTTGGAAGCGGAAAGGGTACATCGGAATTTATCTGGTCGACATCCACCAGGTAAATCTTGTAGGCTATATTCGAGCCGTGCGTCTTACGGTCGGATACATCGTCCACGTCACCGATGACCATCATGGCGGCCAGTGTGGTACCGGAAAATCCGTAAATTCCCAGCACAGAACCGGGAGACATGACCATATCAAGAATAAACACGAGTGCCAGAAGCACCATCAGCGAAAGGAAAAACCGGACCTGCATCTTACGGGCAGCCTGGTTCCCTTTACGGAAAGGATTTGAAATTCTTTTTGCTTTCATACAATTTTAGTTTTTAAGTTATAAAAAACGGAGCGGGCTTAAGTGGACCCGCCCCGCGCTACCTGAAAACAATCTGTTCTTATAGACAACCAATTATCTGACTCCAGGAATGTTGGGCTGGAGTGCAGCGTTCACCTTGCGTACACCGCCTACCTGACGTTCCAGTTCCAGGAAGTTACCCTTACTGTTCAGGATTACCATTATATAGTCACCCTCTTTGGTCGGAGTATAAGCTTCCGTAATGTCGGCAAACTTGTCCGACTTGGCGATGGTAGTGGCATTCTCCGTGCTGCCACATTCAATGATGTAGGCTACACCGGCTTTGGCATTCGTAATATCCGTAATCGCTTTGGCTCCAGTGTTGGCCGCTGTTATCTGCCAGAATCCCTTTGAAGCATCGACAGTGGTCGCGTCCGCTGCCATATCGACGGTAGGTTTGTTTATGAAGATCTGCTGCCATTCGTAATTGTTGGCCTTCAGTTTTTCCAGGCTGTCAAAACGGCGGCCGGTGAACGAAGCGGCGGTGCCTTCTTTCCAGGTGGACCATGCCTTTACCAGTTCCATGTCCTCTTTCACCTTGATAGAGAGCATCTCGCCCGGTACGAATTCCAGGAACTGGAGGTTGCCCGGAACATCCATGAACATGAGGGGAAGCTGACCGAGGTAAGGCAACCAGATGATACGCATATTTGTGTCAGGTACCACATTGCGGTAACTGTCCGGACCGGAAAAATCAATGTCCTTTCCATATTTGGCGCGGACATTCTTAATCCACCAGGGAAGATGGGTCTTATTCAGATAGAGGACGTGGCGGTCAAGATCCATGTCTTCTGTGCAGGATGCCACCACATCGCCGACAAACTCCTGAACGGAATCCAACATGTTGGAAGCCGTGTAGCTGCGATAGGACTCATCGTCATGGGGAAGAATCTTAAACTCATGCATGTAGCGGACCAGTGTGTATATGATTCCGGTCGATGCGTTCAAGTAACTGCCTGCGACACCCGTTTCCGGCTTGACATAGATACCCCGCATACGGCGTTTGTTCTGCTCCACCTGCGCAGTTTCCAATGAGTTTAGGATGCAGAACTCGATCATGGTCCACTTGATAGGATCGGAGCCTTCCTTGTTCAGATAAGCGATGTACATGCGCTCCAGTTCTTTCATCGGACCGAACTTGAGCTTGATCATCGCATCATCCACATGACCCATCTCGTTCTCAAGCTTCATGTCACCCTTCCAGATTTCACCCTGCTGGTAAGCTTGGGAAACTTCGGAGAAGAAGGCATTGAACACGAGGTCATGGTCTTGAATTCCATAGCGGACGGGAAAATACTGCGTGAGGTCGCGGACTGAGAGTACACGGGCAATCAAATAGTCCTGACGCAGAACCACATACTGGTTGCCCACACCGGCTGTATCCACCCCTTCGTAGTTCGTACTGAATTCTCCGGCTGCCAGACGTTTGGCGTCAAGCATGCCGTTTCTGTGCAGATAATCGTAACGCTGCTGCAGTGAACGGGAGAAAGTAACGGCCTGGCGACGGAAAGCGGCCCCTTCAATCTCTTCATTCCATGGACCGTAAGAAGAAGCGGAGGCCGGATTGACAGCAATTTTGTTCCAACGTTCGGACATGGAGAACATCTGGTTTTCGATACCGAAAAGATACCGGGAACGGTCTGCCGGTCCCGTGAACATGATGGAAGCGGCTGTCACTGTCCGGGAAGGGATATCATCCTCCGCGCGGTTGTTCATATTGTCAACCAGGCTCTGCACAGCGGTGGCCAGTTGAACCAGGCCTTCACCGTTGGCTGGCTGTGAAATGGTCTGCACCGGTCCATTCCCACTATTTTCCTCTTCCGTGGTTGTTGAATTGGTTTGTACCGGATTGACGATACTTCCAAGAATGGACTGTACCTGGTCAATCTGTTCCTGGGTGACGGCAACCGTTTGCCGTTGCGCCGCCTGGTCCGCAGCCAAGTCATCCTGAAGGATAGACTGGTACTCCTGATTATAGGAGTTGACTATCTGTCCCCATTCTTCCTGGGTCAGTTGATTGGCTTTCGCTTTGTCCAGCAGATTCAGTTTCTGCAGGACGGTCTGAATTCTTTCCTTTAAATTCATGATAAACAAAAGTTAAGTTATAAATAGTTGAGAGCACTTCTTTTTATATTCTCAATCTCCATATAGCTGCGACCGAGCTCTACAGCCTTGACCACAGCTTCGGGAAAAGTCATGGAGGCGTCAACCAGCCCTTTATCGATGGCATGCGGAGTATCGAACGTTTCACCACGGAATACCGGATCGTCTTCCGGCAGGCTGCCCAGTTGCGGTCTGGACGCAAGAACGGCGGCAAGGAACTGTTCATTGGGTGGATCCAGTTCTTCTTTGATGTACTGTTCCGGTTTCCCTCTGAGCAAGTCATCCGTCTTTTTATTCTTCAGATCTGATTTCGTGGCTTTGGCCTGGATGAGTTTGAGACCCATCCTTTCGAACCATCCGTCATAGTTACAAGTGGAAATCATGGTTCCTATGCAGCCGATGGTATCATAGGCCGTGAGTGCGGCAATGAAACTGGAATGGCAGGTTATATAATAGCTGGCCGAACAGTTGCACTGCTCCACCAATGTCATGACTGGCTTGCCGAGTGAGCGCATCGTCTCACTGAGTCTGTCCATATACCATGCTTCCCCTCCCGGAGAGTTCACATGCAGGAAATGGCAGGTTATGGCCGGATTGGCTTCTGCCGCAAGCAGGTCCCGTTCGAACTGCTTGGAGGAGAAATACCACTGACAATCTGAGGTGATGAATCCCCAGATACGGTGATAGGCGATACTGCCTTCAGGAAGTTCGTCAGAAGAGAAGTCATCGGTGACGGTTATACCCTGGAGTTCTGAACGGGCCTTCATTTCCTGCTGAAGAAGTGAAAGGGCCTTTTTCGATGTCTCTTTATATGTGGGAGGATTTTCATTGAAGAAAAAGGATGTCGGCTGCAGACTGTCAGCGGGCACCAATGGAAAAGCCTCTATCATGGCAGAAGACAAGCCCTCTGCCGTGATAAGAAGCCGGTGTATATTTAAAGTAAGAAGCTGGCGTAGATAAGTTCTGTTCATTGCGTATCTTTTCAGCGAAGATAGGCAGCCTGCAGAAAGGGGTGAAGGACGCTACAATAGCGGGGAACTGAGCATTTTGCATTCAATTTTCAGAGTTGCCGAATTCAGATTGGGGGATATCGAGACAATGGCGGGTATTTTTTTGTCCCCGATCCGGAAACTCCGGTGCCTGGTGTCAGTGAACTCGACAATGCAGAACCTGCCAGCCAGGAAGTCTTTCATCACTCCGGATGGAGGAAGGCTTATGCTTATATCTTTATTGCAATTGAAACAGCGGCCCGCCTCTGAAGATTCCGGTACCGGAGTAAACTCAAACTCATCGGCCATGAACCGATAGACATCCTGGCGCATGTTACTCACCGGATAGACTTTAATCTGAATGGAAAGTTCTTTCATATTAGGATATTTATTTGTAATTCAACAAGTTCGCCATACATAGGACATTTTGTCCGCCATTTTGGGACAAAACGCATAGTTCGGTCGGTGATTTTTTAGCCGTTTTTTAACTTCTTTTTATATTCGCGGCGTTTTTTCCGCTTGCGGATGTTCTCCCGCCACCGATAGAAGTTCTTCAGCAACGCATCCTCGCTGATGCTGTCTATGCAATACGCACATAGGAAATTGTGAACGATATCGAGATTGTTCAGCTCATGCCCGTTCAAGTCGTTCTCGTCCATTGCCGTATGAAGTTCCCGGTTGAACATCCTGCGTATTTCCGTTTCTATGATTTTGGCCGACCGTGGAGACAGATAGTTGTATATTTCCGGATCCTTACCGATACGCCTCTCCGGGAGTATGATAGTCAGATTACCGTCATCTATGGGAGACTGGTTCTGATGACGCCGCGACATCAGCGTCCATATCACATGGTACAAGTCCGTATTGTCAGGAATACGGAAAGGTTCATCCGCACCGTTGTTGTACTTTCCACGCAGATATTCAGCAAGGTAAGGTGTAATTGAAATACTCGTCGTAATCATGCTCATTTCCTTAAAAAAATTTTTTGAAACCGTTTTTGTTTATTTTTGCTTCCAACTGTCCTACAGTCCAACAGCATTATTAAAGTTACTAATTATTATTTAGTTATACAAATTTACTATAAAGGAAATACTGTTGGAGGACGTCCAACACGTCCAACAAGCCGCATTTTTTGCCGTTTTTGTTGGACGGAGCCAGTTGGATGGTTGAAAAATGGCAATCCAACACGTCCAACAGCGTCCAACAAGACAACGCCATTGTAGTATATATATATGATTAAATAGAAAATATATACTACTATACAACAGAGAGTTACATTTTAAAATCCTTTCTCTTGTTGGACTGTTGGACTGTTGGACGCCTCTTTTGAAATATTGTCTTTTCAAAACTCCCTCTATATTGCTTATCTTTTTATTCCAGGGGGTCCGGGGGATGGAGTAGGGGAGTATCATAAGATACCAGGGTGATGAAACCGAACGAAATGTCCGCAAATCGGAATATAAAAAAGCATTTATTCCCGATGGGACGGCCACCGGGAATAAATGTCTGGTTTGTGATATAGGAAAATGTAACATCAGAACTTCAACTCTTGGGGGGCACCGATTGCTCCTATAGGGTCATTGTCGGGATTATCGTCAACACGGGATTCTTCAGAACCGCGTTGCAAATCAATGCTATATAATTCTCTGAAAATTTCGTAGTTGATAGCTATGCAACTGGAATTGGTACACTTCTTCTCAACTTTACGCACCATGTCATTGTTGAGCTTTACCGGAATTCCGGTTTCATTGGGAGTATCTTCCTCGAAACCGCCGCGTGGTACCTCCACGACTTCATACCAATTGAACCGGCGTGCATGGACAAAGCCCAGGTAACTGGGATGGGAGCGGAGGTTCTGCTCGATGGTCGACTGCGTTGAGTCTTCCTGATTGTAAGAAGAACGTGCGTACTGCGTATAGATGGTACTGACGCGTAGGAATAACACACGGGTTCCTGCAGGAATAGGAACCTCCTTTTTCTCTCCTCCGGGCAGCTTGATGGTGATTCGTTCCGGTGTATCAATGGCGAAGTCCCTGCCTTCCCTGATTGCCTTGGTATCAATCATCACATCCATAGCCTTGAAGAATGTGGCCAGCTTATCCGTCTTGGAAATCAGTTCCACCTGGAATTTGATTTTATCGCAGGCTATTTTAAAAAACTCCTCATAAGTGAACGGTAATTTCAATTCTGTATAATCCTCAATCAGTCTGCATGTCGCCAGAAACAATGATGCAGTCTTCATGAGGCGGTCAATCTCACCGGCATTTATCAGCGCCTGCTTCAATTCATCATAGGATTTCTGCTTCAGTGCCCGGAAATGCTGCATTACCAGCGGACGCAGCTGAAGGACTTCAAAGAGGACATTCGACAACCCGATTTTGGCCGGATCCTCTATATCCTTGAGTTTGTTGAAAAGCTCCACTTCCTCCCTGGTCCGGTTTTTCGGTTTGGGGACTTCGCAGACTATAATACGTGACATAAGTGCATTGTCATCACGTTGGGGAGTTTCCTGGCCGCAAATGACAACCGGTGCGTACACCTTGTCGTTTTCTATCTCCTTGCCGGATGTGCCTTTACGCTTCTGTCTTCCATCACCATCATATACTATTCCTTTAAGTGCCTGGAACTTTATATCTGATATATCCTTATTGTTGTATTCATCAAGGACAACCGGAACATCCCGGAAAGTGCTCATCAATGTGGACATGGCTGCATCGGTACCGATGTTCAGGTTGAAAATTGGTATTTTCGGAGATATGAATAGGGAACGGATGGATATCGCAATCTGTGTTTTTCCGGATGACATCGGTCCCATAAAGAATGGTGCTGTAAACAAACGGTCTATGCAGTGTATATTGCTTCGGAAAGCGCACATGATGGCAAAGAGAATGGCCCATTTCCCGTTGTCATTGATTTTATATACACGGTCCATCAGTGAGGCCCATTCGTCGAAAGTACAACGTTTGTCTATAGGGATTTCCTTATAGACAAGCTGTGAAATAAGTTCATACTTGTCGGACTGCTTGCCGGAACCGGCATATATGGTGGAGAATGCCGGTAGATAATAGTTCTTGCCATTGTGGGTGACCACTCCAAGCTCATTCACCGCATCAAATCTCGGTATTCCGTCAACAACATGGAAGATGCCGTTGGCAAAGGCAAAAAACTGTTGGTCTTCCCGTCGGGAGAAACCGTCTTCTTGTTGGTTCCCGTATGTGGAAACCTCTGTGCAAGTAACATAATGTCTGCTCATATATTCACGTATTTTAGTCCAATGTTTCTCTTCACCATTGGTGAAGTTGACTGCTTCCAGCATAATTAGCTTTTCCTCAATAGTGCTTTTCTTGGCCAGGACTTTGGAATTCACCTCAATGTAAAGCGGTGTCTTGTAATAACGGCGGTTTATTCTAAGGACACGCTTGTTTTCCTCGTCGTTGTCCGAGTAAATATGCAAGAGTGGAATCATATAGAAGTCACCGACCATGGTATGGCCGGACTTCTCATTCTTGAAAAGGTAGCATACCGGCTCCCCCTGCTTGTTTAACTTCGGATAGTAATTGCATTGCTGGAACATCTGCAGATATTCCGGATTGTCCTGGACATAACGGGGAAGTTCGTCCGGGTCATAATTCTCTTCAGTATAGTCATCGTCCGTCCGTTGTGCATTGATGGCCATGCGTGATTTGCGTTTGGCCAGATAGGGCTTGAGTATTTCATTCAAGGCTTGCTTGGTCAGCCCCAGGCAATTCTGAAAGTAGGTAAAGTTGATGATGCGTACCGAATCTTCCGCGTAGCTGATTATTTCAGCACAACGTTCTATATAGGGAGCACGCTCGCCATTATAGGTCTTAAAAAAAGATTTGTGCAGGAATACATAGAATTTCGCGAAATTGAAAGTCTCGATGATATCGTTCGTCTCTTCATCCATATTTTCCCCGTCATCGCTTTCTTCCTCGTCATCATTATTATCCACATTCCGTTCAACCGTTATGGTGATATTGGAAATACCGGCACGGAAAATGGCAGATAGTCCGGCAAGGTAACCGGATTCCGTACCGTCTTTTGCAATAGTAAGGCCATCACTGTCAGAGGTGAACATCTGGCTTGCCTGACGCAACTGCTGTATGTCGTTCATTCCAGGAATGCCATGGACGTATGCTATGGGAGCATCTCCATACAAGGTGAGGAACTCCTGATAATCTGATGTCAGGATGCAAGGCTCATTTCCGCTACGTGCCTCCGCAATCATATCGATACCATATATACCGGGAGCCATCTTGTCTTTCTCCTTGATGGAAGCTGTCTTCCGCTGCCGCAAGATGGAATTCACTTTCCGCTGGATGACTTCCGTGTTGCTGCCGAAAATCCCGGCCATTATCTCTATGCACTTGAGAAGAAGTGTTTCCGAATGGATGACAGATATGAGGGTTGAAAGCCGTTGCATTGCCTCTTCCTCTCTGTTTGGGTCGGTTCCGGGATTCTTGCCTCGTAAGGAGATGGCAAAATATTGAAGGAAATTCTGTTCCCGGTTTGCAAGCCATTTCCCGGTTTCAAGTTTCTGCTCCTGGGCAATATTATCAGGATCTTTCCCTTCAGGAAGCGGAACTGCACTGACCTGGAAACCCGCACGCAGGAAAGCCTCACAGTTGGCCAGTGACGCTTTCAGCCCGGCTGCATCCGCATCATATACAAGTATCACGCGATGGGTGAACCGGCCAAGCAGCTGTATCTGTTCCGGAGTCAGTGCAGTTCCGCTGGTGGCAACGGTATTGCAGACACCGAACTTGTGCATGGACATGGCATCGAACTGGCCTTCGACTATATACGCACAATCATATCTTGCAATGGCAGTACGTGCCTGGTACAAACCGAAAAGGTGGGTGCCCTTCTTGAACAACGGCGTGTCCCCGGTATTGACGTACTTGCCGGTGTTTTCCTGCGGGGTCAGCCAGCGTCCGGTATATCCGTTTATGTTGCCCTTGATATCAAAATAGGGAAACATGATGCGGTCCTTGAAAGTGTCGAAGGTGAAGTTCTTCTCGCTTCTCTTCAGGATGTCCGTTTCAAGCAGCTTCTGTTCGGAAAATCCGGCTGCAAGCATCTCCTTTTTAGCCAGGTTGCCTGCCGGGGCATATCCAATTCTGAAATCCTTCAGGACCTTGTCATCCAGGCTGAACCCTCTGTCATGCAGATAAAGTTGCGCCTCCGGAAGATGCTTCTCGAAAAAGAATGCGGCGCCTTTCATCGCTATACGCTGCGCTTCACGTTCTTTTACCCTGGCCGTTTCCTCGTCGGACATCACCCGTTCAGGGAGAGAGATTCCCGCACGGCCAGCCAGCCAGGTGACAGCCTCGTTGAATGACATGTTCTCATGATCCTGGACAAACTGGATGACATCCCCTCCCTTGCCGCAGACGAAACACCTGTATGTCTGTCTTGACGGACTGACGGTCATCGACGGATGCCGGTCCGGATGAAACGGGCAGATCCCTATATAATTGATACCTCTCTTGTGAAGGGATACAAACTGGCCGATTACGTCCGTAATCTCGTTGGCATCCTTTATTCTCTGTTTTAATTCGTCATCAATCATTGTTCTTCAAATATGCAAAGTTGACGCGCTGCGAATGCCTCCTCCAGTGTTATGCCGAAATACTTCGACAACGCGATATATTCTTCTTGGTTTATATTTTTTCGGCCATAGAAAATATCCCACCAGCGCATCTGGTTGATACCTACCTCCTGGTAGAAGGCACGGTTGGGCATGAAATTTTCCGGATGCCGGAATTTCAGTCGGAGAATCTCCTGCACCAGATTCCGTTTGACTGTCTGTCCCACTACAATATGTTTCCGGTGCATATATAACTGTACAGCCAATGCGGATCTTCCCAAATGCTTCGCCATTTGTTCCAATGTCTTCTTATTGACATTTTCCCGTACGTATCTGTCCTCGTCAGGTTGCCATCTTCCATTGTTCATAGCTTTCTTTTCTCCATATTTGTGTATAGTCTTCATTGAATTCGTATTCAGGGTGCTCGGTGATATAGCAGCAACAGAATTTGATAAATAGTTCCTGCTGTTCCGGTATGACCGATCCCCCGATATCATAGTAATGCATGACCTTGAGCTTGTCGAGAGCACTATATACCCTCGTTTCAAACTCAAGAAAAGTGTCAACGCCAAGCTTCTCCAAGAAACGGTCTATCCAATCAAGATTTTCCATTCTATATTTCAATAGGCTTTCCATATCATCAAGGACGTTATCCGCTCCTACAGTTCCCGCGTTTCCTTCAGGCTCCCAATGAACAAGTTCATCAGTCTCGCATATAGTCCGGAATCTTCCTTCAGATTATCCGGATTCTTGCCGGTAAGATGCACCTTCATATTATCCTTGGAGTAGTCATGGCATATAGCCAAGTGCAGCTCCCGGTTCCGATCATCAACTACCGAGACCTTCACTTCTTCCACGACACTCCCCAGTTCTGAGGCATCCAACCATAAATATGACTTTTCATCTGTCTTCAGATGGCAGTAGCGGTGTACCTTGCCACCTTTACGAATCAATTCCACTTCGACGATTGTCGCTACCTGATTGGTACGCAGGATGCGCACCTTCTGACCTTTCTTCATTGATATTTCTTTTTTATTCATTACTGATTTGTTTTGTATTGTTTCTTTATCACTACCGCCACTGTCCCGATGGATGTCCCGCTCTCTTTAAACTCACCGGCACCTATCTCAAACACTTCTCCATGTACCTCTTCCAGCCACTTACGAAAGTCTACACATTTTTTTTCCGATGAGAATTTCCAATGTTGGCTGGTTATTGCCGCAAGCGTACCGCCTTCTTCCAAACGTTCATACATAAATCTGACATGCTCTATGTCCTGATTACCGGAAAACGGAGGATTTGCAATAATCTTAGTATAACTGCCTACACTATCTTTCGTAAAATCTTCATCAAGCAATATCACGTTATCCAATGTGTGGAGGAATTCTCTGTTTTCCGGCATCAGTTCATAGCATTCCACTATCACGGAAGGGCAGTTTCTATGAATGGCTTTAATAAGAGCTCCACGCCCGGCACTCGGTTCAAGTACCGTATCATTCTTATCTATGCCGCCTGCCAGCATTACCAGCCAGTCTGCCACCTCAGCCGGAGTCTCAAAAAACTGGTATTCCTGCTGAAGATTGCATCGTTTGCCTTCTTTCAGTATGGAGAACACACGTTTCGGATTGAACGGGAATGTGAAGCCCTGCATCTTGCCACCTTGCCAGGAACCGCCGGCTTCCTCAATCCATTTCTTGGCCTCGGCATAAGACTTTCTGTTGAACTGCACCGCCGGAAGTTTGAGTACGTTATCTTCAAGAGTGCAATGCTTCAGTATCTCTTCTACATTCCATTCCTTACCTTCATCAGCCTGTTTTTTCTTTTCGTCCGTTGGAGCATCCGGAGCTAACAGTGAAGATATTTTTTGAACAACCGTATTGCTCGCGTCCATGAAGGCATTGACGCAGGATAGCGCTTCCATGAGAAATTTTGTATCAACATGTCCGGTGGCATCATAGATGTCTATCCCTTCGGTCATGGATGATAATTCATTGAGTTGCGCTACACTACCATGTAACGTTTCGATTAAAATCTCTTTTTTGTTCGTCATAACTCTTTTGTAAATAAATTCTTGTTGTGTCTACACTCCCATGACCGAGAAGGTCGGCCAGTTGAATAACATCTTTGTTTTTTTTCAAAAACATTTTGGCAAAGAAATGCCGGAAAGCGTGCGCGTGCATCTTCCTTGAATCAATACCGCAATGTTTTCCCCATGCTTTCAAGTGCTGAGAAAAGCCCCGTTGTGTAAACGGTCCAAATTTTCCCACGGCAAACAACCCCGTTTTCCCATGCTCCTTAGCATAAGCCTTAGCTTCCTGCTGCAATTGCTTTTGGAAGAAAAAACGTCTGTACTTGTTCCCTTTACCTTTCAATGTAACCTCACCGCTAATTATATCCTCCCATGTAAACTGTTGAAATTCCGACAGACGGGCGCCCGTTGTTCCCAAAACCTTAATGAAGAAATAGTAATCCTTGTTGTTTTTTGCCTTGAGATATTCCAACAGCCGGTTGTATTCATCTTCGGTAGGTACATTGTTTACATCCAGTTTACGCTTTATTTTGGGACGCTTCAGCTCAATAGGCTTTTTCAACCATTTAGAAAATTTCTCGATTGCCGTAATCCGCAAACGGATGGTAGCAGGAGATAATTTTTCTTCTTCAAGACTTTTTATAAACCTCCTGCAATTATCCATATTGACCTCATTGGCATACTCGAAATATTTCTTCATCGATGTGTAATATATATCAACTGTATGAGATGAGTAATCATTGTTGTCGGTCAGCCATATAATGAAATCATGAAGTTGTTTCTTGTTCTTCTCCGAAATGGCATCAAGCTTTTCCAATGGCTTTACCCTCTTTTCCCTGCGACCATATCCGATTTTAAGATAAGACAATAAATCACAAATGGCCGAACACATTAATGAATGACGCACCATGACATCAGCGTTTTCACGCTTATAAGCCAGATAACCACGGCGGTTCACTTCCTTGGTCACCTCTAAAAAATCCGTGACATGCTTGATATATTTCCCGACAGTATCATAAGTCCTTCCGGTCGTGTATATGTAAGAAATATAATCAGTTAATATCTTCTGTCTGTCACTATTCATGGTTATTTATTTCTTTTTCTTGATTTAATCTTGATTGGATTGTTTTTGGTTCCAGTACCGAACCACTCCAAACGGTAGCCATGTATCCGGAGCCAATACTTAAAAGCAGGAATATTCATATGTTTCATACGCATTTCGATTTATCAATTTGTCCTATACGCTGTCTTTCAAATCCCTCTATCTGTGCATCAGTAAGGTTGTTTAACCATTCATCAGCATACTTTCTGTACTTGGCATGATTGCATTTATAAAATTCCAATCTAAGCCATTCAAGGGTTATTTTCTTATTCATTTTTGAATTGTTACTCGTTAAATGACTACCATCACATTCCTTTTTATAATGAATATAGTATCCGTTATATAGTATGTGATTGCTTTCCTTTCAGCATCTCTCAGCAAGTTTTTTTTTAAGATTTGATAGTAGGAGTTGGTGCACTCTGCGTAAACCATGACCTCC